ATCCTGCAATCCGACACAAAAGCAGAGAAGATGTTTACCCTATACAACCAAGAGGTGAGTGTACGTGGACGCAATGTCTTCTCGCTGTATAGCGCATTTACTAACTATGCAACCTATGCGGATGAACGTAATGGTTTCACTATGCGTAACACTGGCTTTGATACAGAAGCTAAGACAATGTTCAGTCGTGAACACGAGGTGTCTAAGTGGATTGCAACACCTACGTTTAAGCAGTTAGTTGCGGCATAATGTCACTACATGAATTAGTAGATGATTACTATTCTTCCTATGATTACAGGAACTTACGTGATGAAACTAAAGTACAGTATAAGTATTTTATTGGCGTAATGTTAAACACAGAGGTGGACGGTGACAAGCTGTCCACACTCGACTATAAAAGTGTACCGACACGGGTAGCTAAATCTGCATACAACCAATGGTGTGAAAAGGGTATTCACATGGCTAATCACATTATTTCTGCCTCACGTCTTATGTTCAATCATGGGTTGCGTATGGAATTATGCTTAATAAATCCTTTTGAAAATATCCGTAGGAGAACCGTAGAGAGGCGTAAGGTTGTTTGGAGTAGGGGTGATGTACAAAAGTTATTGTCCTTTGCCTACGAGGATTTTAATACCCGTAACATAGGGCTTATTGCACACATGGCATATGAATGGTGCCAGCGTCTAGGTGATATGCGTATGCTTACATGGGACAATATAAACTTTGATACACAGACGGTAGAGATTGAGCAGTCTAAGCGTCATGCAGATGTACACCTACCTATAGAAGATGATTTGTTTGATATGATTAAACAGCAACATGAAGACTTTGGATTCCAACAATACGTTGCTCCAAGACCTTATCCTATCAAGGGTGTTTATTCACCCTACTCTTTAACTAAGTTACCTAAGTATGGTCGTAAGTTGATGGATGCTGCGGGGCTATCAAAAGAACTACGCTTATCTGACCTGCGCCGTACTGGTGTTACGGAAATGGTTGAGGCAGGTGTCGGTATGGGGCAAATTATGTCGGTTACAGGACACGCTAACCCGGCAAGTGTAAAACCATATATGAAAAATACTTTAAAAAGTGCAGAATTAGCATTGACGACACGTAGAAAAGCATGATATAAGCACTCAAATGCCGCAACGAACTATATATATATAACTATTATAATATATATATAATATACATAAAGGAACATATATATGATAAACCCTAGTGACTATGACATTCCTAATGGACACACTAAAAGAACTAACTGTCCTGTTTGTAATGGTAAGAATACATTTAGTATTACTAATAATATGGGTAATCTTATGTGGAACTGTTATAAAGTATCTTGTACTGTAGGTGGTGGCACTAGGGTGAGACTTACATCAGATGATATTCGTAAGAGCCTTGTAGGAGCCTCACGGGGAGCCTTAGATGACTTTGTGCTACCTACCTACATCGTACCCCATAGAGACAAGCCAGAAGTTATTGAATGGTGTGCTGAGTGGGACATTGATGCTGACAACCTGTCTCTGATGTATGATGTTAAGGAACACAGAGTTGTGTTTCCTGTTGTACATGATGGAAAGATTGTTGATGCTACTGGTCGTTCATTGGGTAAGAGAATACCTAAATGGAAGCGGTATGGTAATAATAGCTTGCCATACGTATCAGGACATGGTAGTGTCGCTGTTGTTGTTGAGGACTGTGTGAGTGCAGCCGTTGTTGGTTTCGGTTCCTTTGTCGGGGTTGCGCTATTGGGTACATCGTTATCTGCTTCGCATAAAGGGTATCTCTCACAGTTCTCAACGGCAGTAATTGCATTAGACCCCGATACGTTACCGAAGACAATACAGATGGCAAAACAATTAAAAGGATACGTGAACGATGTTCGTGTCCTAAGATTAAAAGATGACTTTAAATATCGTAACCCTGAAGATATGGAGAATTTATATGGAATTATCACTAATTAGAAGTTTGATGGACAAGGAGTTTTACGATGAACATCGTGGTGCTAAGTGTCCTGACCGCTTGTTTAATCCAGAAGTAAGAAAGATTAAGCAGGTATTAGACAAAGCAATGCAGTTATATGGGCGTACAGTTACACCTGATGAGATTGAAGCATTGTTCATGTCTAACAACCCAACACTGACTACAGCACAGAAGGAAGCCTATGCATCTCTGTTCCGTTTAGTTAAGAAGGAACAGCCTATGGGTGCAGACATTGCACAAGAGGTGTTGTCTAAACTATTTCAGCAGGTGATTGGTGAAGACGTTGCTAACCTTGGCTTTGATATGGTCAATGGTACAGCTAACTCACTTAATGACATACGCAATATACTTGAGCAGTATGGTGATGACTTTACACCTAACTTAAATATTGAGTGGGATGACATAGACATTGAAACACTGCTTGCTCGTAATGACCTTGAGGCACGTTGGACGTTTAACATAGCCAGCCTCACACGTAAGGTTGAAGGTGTTAATGCAGGTCACTTGATTGAAGTAGGTGCTAGACCTAATACAGGTAAGACATCCTTCCATGCGTCATTGATTGCTGCGCCGGGTGGGTTTGCACATCAAGGTGCTAACTGCATCATCCTTTGTAATGAGGAAGGCTACCACCGTGTAGGTGCCAGATATCTTACAGCGGCTACTGGTATGACTATGCAAGAGGTTAAGAAGAATCCTACAAAGGCACGTGAGTTGTATGCACCTGTTAAAGAACGTATTAAGATTAAGGATGCGACAGGTCGTGATATGAATTGGGTAGAGTCTGTATGTAAGGCATACAAGCCAGACATTATATTATTAGACATGGGTGATAAGTTTGCTAAGTCTGCTGGTTTCTCTCGCCCTGATGAGGCATTAAAAGCTAATGCCATTCATGCTAGACAAATTGCTAAAGAGCATGAGTGTGCAGTCTTCTATATGTCTCAGCTATCTGCAGATGCAGAAGGTAAGATTATTCTTAATCAAAGCATGATGGAAGGTAGTCGTACTGGTAAGGCGGCTGAAGCTGACCTTATGGTTCTTATTGCTAAGAATCCACCAGTACAAGGGCAGGATGAAGAAGATGTACAGCGTCACCTAAATATCGTTAAGAATAAATTGACAGGGTGGCACGGTAGTGTACATTGTAATCTTGAATATCAAACAGCGAGGTACACAGTATGAAGCTAACACTTGATGTAGAGAATACAACAACAGAGCGTAACGGTAAGTTACACCTTGACCCTTTTGAGCCAGACAATTCACTTACTATGGTTGGTCTTCTTACAGATACAGGTGAAGAAACTATTGTTACCTTTGACCACAATGATGTGGAAGCTACACCCGATGGGTACAAAATAGTGCAGGATGCATTAGACAAAGCTACTATACTCATTGCACACAATGCAGCATATGACCTTATGTGGGTATGGGAGTCAGGCTTCAAATATGATGGTCCTGTCTTTGATACAATGCTTGGTGAGTATGTGCTGCAACGTGGTATTAAGGAACCTTTATCTCTTGAGGCATGTGCTGAACGATATGAGTTAGACACTAAGAAGCAGAGTACACTCAAGGAGTATTATAAGAAAGGATACAGTACACGTACAATACCACACGATGAATTATGTATGTACCTTAGTGCAGATATTCATGCTACTCAGCAGTTGTGTGATAAACTTATAGATAGGCTTAATAAAGAAGACGATGCATCACTGATGCCTACAGTTATACTGACTAATGAAGTAGCTGTTTGCCTAGCACGTATATATCAACGTGGTATCAAGGTAGATAGAAAGGCACTAGATGCTGTGCGTCAGGAGTTTGAAGAAGAGAAACGTCAGTTACTTGATGAGCTTCAAGTTCATGTACGTTATATAATGGGTGATACACCTATCAACCTCAATAGCCCAGAGCAATTATCTTGGGTTATATATGGTCGTAAAGTTATCGACAAGCAGTATTGGGCTAGTCAGATTGACCCATACATGGACGATGCAGACTTCCGCAGTCTTATTGCAGGTAATACAGAAAG